GGACGAGATGATGCGCGCTGCGCGCAACACGCTCTTGGGCGAGACCTGGGTCGAACAGGGCGAGGCGCCGGACTGGCAGCGCCTGGCGGACCGCCGGGAACCGTTCGCCGCACAAATCCCCAGAGGCGGTTTGTTCCTGACTGCGGGCGCAGATGTGCAGAAAGACCGGATCGAGGTCGACGTCTGGGCCTGGGGCCGTGGCTTGGAAAGCTGGTTGGTCGATCACATCGTGATCCCCGGCGGGCCGGATGACCCGGCCTGCTGGGAGGCGCTCTCGAAACTGCTGGGCCAGACCTGGACCCATGAGCACGGCGCGATCATGACGCTGGCCAAGCTCGCCATCGACACCGGCTACGAGTCCGCAGCCGTTTATGCCTGGGCTCGCAAACAGGGCATGGCACAGGTCGCACCTGTCAAAGGCCTCGAAGGCTTCAACCGGGCTACGCCCGTCTCCGGGCCGACCTACGTTGACGCGACCGTCAATGGCCGCAAGCTCAAACGCGGCGCGCGGCTCTGGACCGTGGCCACGGCCACCTTCAAGGCCGAGACCTATCGGTTCCTGCGCTTGGAGCGGCCGATGGATGACGCGCTGGAAGCTGGCGAGCCGATGGCGGCGGGTACAATCCATCTGCCCGACTGGGCCGACAGCGAATGGCTCAAGCAGCTCGTCGCCGAACAGCTGGTCACGATCCGCAACAAACGCGGCTTCGCCCGGCAGGAATGGCAAAAGCTGCGCGAGCGCAACGAGGCCTTGGACAGCCGGGTCTATGCGCGCGCCGCGGCCTGGATCCTTGGGGCTGACCGCTTCGATGATCGGATCTGGCAGAAGCTGGAAAAGCAGGCCGGTTTGGAGCCCCATGCCCAGCCGCCACCGGCATCTGGCGACACGCCTAAGCCCGACGCGCCCGAGGCCGGACAGGTCACACGCCGTCGCCGCCGGCGCGGCTGGCGGGTGAATACGCCCAAATACATGGAGTGAGGTCTGGCCGAGCGGGTTCCTATCAGAACCCAGAAAACACCATGTCGAGGGCGCGGCGGATCTCGTAGTCACGCGCCGTCAGGTCGGCCATCGCAGGTGCGCGCAAAAGTGCGCTGGGGATGGCGGCGAGCTCAGCTGTGTGGAGCGCGTAGGCCGTCCCTAAGATCTCGACCATGGGTTCAAGCTGCGGCAACGGCTTGGGGCCGCCCTCGACCGGGATCAGTGGCGCAACGACACGGGTGCCTGTGTCGATCAAATCTGTTTGAAGATCGAGCACGAGGCGACCGGGGGAGAGTTCATAGGCATGGAACTGCGCCATCAGTCGACCTTGAGAACCTGAATGTCGGCCAAGGGCGTGCCATGCGCATCAATCCAGGCCCGGCGTTCCTCAATGGCGGATGCGTTGGCCTGTTTCCAGGCCCGCGCGCGGGCGTGTCTGACGGCCTCAGACAAAGCAGTCTCGCTGATCGCAGAGACATTCAGGCCCAGTTCCCGGGCTGACGCCAAGGTCTCTGCGTTCAGGCTGACATTCGTTCGCTGCTTCTCGGCATTCGGTTGGGGCATCGGTGTCTCCTTTACCCGCAATATACACATTGTGCGTGTGTAGAAAAAGACCCGCGGCGCGGCTGGCGGGTGAATACGCCCAAATACATGGAGTGATCATGACGCTTGATGATCTCAAGGCCCGCCACAGTGCGCTGCTGGCTGCGCGCTACAGCGGCACGCGCAGTGTCAGCTATGATGGAAAGACCGTGACCTACGGCTCCGATGCGGAACTCGCCGCGGCGATCAACGATATCGAACGCCGGATTGCCAAAACCGAGAAAGGGCGACGGCGGGTCCTGCGCCCCTACGCGGTGAAAGACATATGAGCAGTTGGCGCCAGAGGCTGGGCGCATTCATAGGGGGCTTTGACTCGGGCCAGCAGCACCGGCGTCTGCGCGGGTTCCGTGCGACCCGCGCCCATGTCAACGCGCTGATCGGGGCGGCGGGGCCGGACATCACCGCGCGGGCCCGCTGGCTCGTGCGCAACAATGGCTATGCGGCCAACGCGGTGGAAAGCTGGGCGGCGAATACGGTCGGAGATGGCATCAAGCCTATCTCCAAGATTGAGGACGCTGCGCGCAAAGAGGAGCTGCAGCGGCTCTGGCTGGCCTGGACCGACGAGGCTGACGCGGAGGGCCTGACAGACTTCTACGGCCTGCAGCGCCGCGCGGCGCGCGAGGTGTTCATCGCTGGAGAGGTGTTCTTCCGGATCCGGCCGCGCCGTCCGCGCGACGGGCTGGCGGTCCCGCTACAGCTACAGATGCTGCCGTCGGAAATGCTGCCGCTCGAGCGTTCAACACCTGCGCCCAACGGCAACACGATCCGCCAGGGCATCGAGTTCGACCGGATCGGCCGCCGGGTCGCCTATCACTTCCTGCGCCGGCATCCTGGTGACAGCACGGATCCGGGGCTCTCGGGGGAAACCACGCGCGTGCCGGCCAGCGAAGTGATCCATGTGATCGACCCGGTGGAGGGCGGCCAGCTGCGTGGGGTCTCGAAGCTCGCCCCGGCCATCGTGAAGCTGTTCCTGCTGGACCAATACGATGACGCAGAGCTGGACCGCAAAAAAGTGGCGGCAATGTACGCGATGTTCGTCACCTCGCCCGCGCCGGAAACCCCGCTGGCCCCGGAAGACGATGATTTTGAGGAGGCAGGCTACGAAATCAGCCCCGGCCAGGTGGTCCGGCTAGAGCCGGGTGAAGACGTCACCGTCGGTCAGCCTGCCGATAGCGGCGCGACCTATGAGCCGTTCCAATACCGCACGCTGCTGCAAATCGCGGCGGCGCTGGGGATCCCTTATCCGTATCTGACCAATGACATGGTGAAGGGGAACTTCTCCAACTCACGGCTTGCGCTGATCGAATTCCGGCGTCGGGTCTCGGCTTGGCAGCATTCGGTGATGGTTTACCAGCTCTGCCGCCCGGTGTTCACGCGCTGGCTCGATCTGGCGGTCATGTCCGGAGCCCTCGCACTGCCCCGCTACGAGACAAACCGCTCCCGTCTCCAGACCGCCGATTGGCTGCCGACCAAATGGGACTGGGTGGATCCCGTTAAGGATGCCAATGCCGAAATCGCTCAGATCGAAGCAGGGCTCAAATCCCGGACGCAGGCCATTGCTGAGCGTGGCTATGACGCTGAGCAGGTCGACCGCGAGATTGCGGCCGAGCGGGAACGGGAGCGTGCCCTCGGCCTAGACTTCCGCCGGCCGGGGTCACCGGCGCAGGGTGTCGGTGCCCTGAAAGACGAGAGCGTCAATGCACTGGGCGACCCATCTAATCGCGACGCCGATGATGACGACGATGAAGCGGAAGATCGGCCCCGAGAGGAAGAGGAGCAACCCTGATGTTGCATGCCCGTATCGCCGCCCGTGCGTTCAATACGCCGCTGCTGGTGGAGCCCACGAAAGCGATGGCGTTCCTATCCGGACTTGGGCCGCGAATCCTTGGTCGGCCGATCGACATTCAAGATGATGAGGCAGGTCTTCACGGCATGGCGCCTACGCCTCGCGCCAGCCTTCTAACCGGCAGCCTCACCGCCCGCGCCACGGCCCATGGCGAGCTTCCGTTCCCAGTGATTGATGGCATTGCCGTCATCGAAATCTCCGGCGTGCTGATCCATCGCGGCGCATGGATCGGCGAGTCCTCTGGCCAGACCAGTTATGAAGGCATAGCAGCCCAGATTGACGCCGCCGCGAAGGATCCGTCGGTTCGGGCGGTCGCCCTCGAAATCGACAGCTTCGGTGGCGAGGTCGCGGGCGTGTTTGATCTGGCCGACAAGATCCGCGCCCTTCGCCGGGACAAGCCGGTCTGGGCCTTTGTCGCCGAGCACGCCTTCTCGGCTGGCTATGCCCTCGCGTCGCAAGCCGACCGCATCCTACTGCCCCGCACGGGCGCGGTGGGCAGTATCGGCGTTGTTGTGATGCATGCGGATCTGAGCGGCCAACTCGACCAGGACGGCGTGCGCGTGACGCTGATCCATTCCGGCTGGCACAAGGTGGACGGCAACCCTTTCGAGCCGCTGCCCGACGCCGTGCAGGCCGACATCCAGCGCGAACTCGACATCTTGCGCTTCCTGTTCACCGAAACCGTCGCCGCCGGACGCGGCGGGCGCTTGAGCCAAGACGCTGCCATGGGAACCGAAGCGGCCACCTATCGTGGGGCTGAGGCCATCGCTGCAGGGCTTGCCGATGAGGTGATCGAGCTCGGCCGCGGGTTCGAGATGTTCCGGCAGCGCGTCAATGCTCACGCGATGGTGCGCCCAACCGCGGCTAGCGCAGCCAACCCACCGCCCCTGTCAAAATCTGGACCCAATATGGAGAATGTCCCCATGGCTGATGAAACCGAACCCGATCTGCCCAACACTGCTGCGGAGGCCCCCTCCGATGTGACCGATCACGAGCCCGATCCTGCGGCCATGGCTGACGCAGGCGAAAGTGAGCCTGATGCTAAGCCCCTGGTCATGACGAACCCCGCGGCGTCTAATTCGCCGCCTGCCACCACGCCAATCGTCGGAGGGGCGGCCGTTGCTGTTCCATCTGCCGACCTTGGCAATCTCGCGGAACCCTCCGCTGACCTGCGCGCCGCCGCGGCGGAAATCGCAGACATCGCGGCGCAAGCCGGGCGTCTCGGCCTTGCCGTGGACACGGCAGAGGCCATACGGTCTGGCGTTGCACCGGATGCGTTGCGCCGCCTTGTGCTCGAGGCGGCGAGCGCCGCATCCGATGCACGGGATATCGTTGCCGCTGCGCATTCTCCCCTGGCGCCCGCGGCAACGGAAAGCCCGATCATAGCGGCCGCCAAACGTGCCGCCTCGGCAGACGCCCAACGGTGACCCCTCGACCACCGCGCTGATGCCGTCTCTCGCCCCGCAGGTTCCCCTCCTGCGGGGGCTTTCTTTTGTTTATCCCTTCCGGAGGTCGCCCATGACCGTGCTTACCCAACCGCCCACCATGGGCGATGCCCTCAAATACGAGGTCAATCCCAACTACACCCGCGAGACCGTGACCTTGCTCGCCGGCACCGCCTATCCCGTCGGCTCGGTGCTGGGCCGCATTACCGCCAGCGGCAAATACAAGCTTGCCACATCGGGCGGCACGGACGGCGCGCAGACCGCCGCCGCCGTGCTGCTTTACGCCGTCGATGCGACCCTGTCTGACGCCGAGGGTATCGTCGTCGTCCGCGGCCCCGCCATCGTGTCGCGCGCAGCCCTGACCTATGACGCCACCGTCGATGACGCGGCCAAGATCACCACCAAGATCGGCCAGCTCGCCAATCTCGGGATTATCGCCCGCCAGACCGCCTGAAGCGCGAGACCTGCATTCTTCGCCCGCAGCTGCGGGCGCATTCCCCTTTGACCGGAGTTCCCCATGACCATCACCCGCAACCCGTTTGACGCGGGCGGCTACTCGCTCGCCGAGATGACGCAGGCCATCAACATCCTGCCCAATCTCTACACCCGCCTCGGCCAGATCGGCCTGTTCCGCTTCCAGGGCGTGACCCAACGCTCTGTTGTGATCGAGCAGCGTGAGGGCGTTCTGTCGCTTCTGCCCTCCGTCCCGCTTGGGGCGCCTGCCACGGTGGGCAATCGCGAGCAGCGCTCCATGCGCAGCTTTGCCCTGCCATGGATCCCCCATGACGATGTCATCCTGCCCGCCGACATTCAGGGCATGCCAGCGCTCGGCGTGTCCGATGCGGCCGATCCGCTGGTCGAGGCGATGAACCGCAAGCTGACCCTGATGCGACGCCAACATGCCCAGACGCGCGAATACATGGAGATGAACGCGCTGCGCGGCATCGTGAAAGACGGCGCAGGAACGACGCTCTACAACTACTTCGACGAGTTCGGGCTGCAGCAGCTTTCTGTCGACTTCGCCTTCGGCACCGCCGGCACAAATATCCAGGGCAAGGTGCGCACGGTCCTGCGCCATATCGAGGACAACCTCCTCGGTGAGACCATGACCACGGCCCATGCGCTGGTCAGCTCAGAATACTTCGACAAGCTGATCAGCCATCCAAAAACCGAGGACGCCTACAAGTTCTATTCGGCCACCGGAGGCCAGCCCCTGCGCGATGACATGCGCCGGGCTTTCCCCTTCGCCGGGATGATGTTCGAGGAATACAACGGGTCGGTCACGTTGTCGGGCGGCAACTCGGAACGCTTGATCCCCGCCGGTGAAGGCATCGCCTTCCCGCTCGGCACGTTTGACACCTTCACCACCTATGGTGGCCCGGCCAACCTGCTGGAAACCGCCAATACGGTTGGCCTGCCGCTCTATGCCCGCCAGCAGATGGACGCCAAGGGGCGCTGGATTGATCTGATGACCGAGGCCTCGATCCTGCCGGTGAACAAGCGACCGCGTCTGGCCGTGCGGCTGTTCAGCTCGAACTGATCGGGCACAATCCACATGTCCATCTTTGCCGATGCGATCGACACCCTGTTCGGGGATCCGAACATGGGCCGTGAGGCGCTTTACATCGCGCAGGGCGGCGCGCCGCAGCTGGTGCGTGTCGTGCTGCGCCGCCCGGACGACATCACCGGATTTGGCGAGGCGCGGCTCTGGTCGGAGACCACCCGCCTCGATCTCCGGGTCGCGGAGGTCGCAAACCCAAGGCCCGGTGACCGCATCGAGATCGAGGGTGAGCCGTTCCTGATCCAGGGCGAGCCCACCCGCGACCGCGAGCGGCTGATCTGGACCGTCGATCTGAGGCCCGCGTGATCCTATGAAACTGACCCTCGAAATCAGCCCGGACATCCAGGCCATCATGCGCGCAGAGGTGTTGGCCGGCGAAAAGGCCGTCACCACGGCGATGCGCGAGGCCAGCACGGAGCTCAAAACCGCTTGGCGCAGCGAGATCACCGGGGCCGGGCTTGGGCGGCGACTGGCCAACACGATCCGCAGCGCGACCTATCCAAAGGCGGGCGAGAGCTTGAACGCGGCCGCGTTTGTCTGGTCGAAGGCGCCGACCATCGTTGGCGCGCATGACACTGGGCCGCTCATTCGCTCGAAGGATGGATTTTACCTCGCCATCCCGACCGCGGCGGCGGGGCGCGGGTTCCGCGGCGGACGCATCACGCCCGGCGAATGGGAGCAACAGCGCGGGCTGCGGCTACGCTTTGTCTATCGCCGGCGCGGGCCGAGCTTGTTGGTGGCGGATGGGCGGCTGAATAGTCGGGGCCTCGGTGTAGCCTCACGCTCCAAGAACGGCCGTGGGCGTTCGACTGTACCGGTCTTTCTGCTCGTGCCGCAGGTGAAGCTGCAAAAGCGGCTGGATCTGGCGCGGGAGGCGGAGCGCGTGCAGGGGATGGTGCCGGCGGCGATCGTCGCGAATTGGGTGAGGAAAAAGTTTTAGTGCCCGGTAAGTCCTAGCCTTTGCGCGTTGACTCAGTACTCTGCAGCCACGCAGTATCAAGCGAAAGGATAACTAATCTCGTCAGTGGCGGACACACCATGAGCACAAAGATCGGAGTGGTCGAGAGCCGGTGGCACGACGCCACAAACGGCATAAAGAAGAACACGACGGTCAAGCCGCTATTCGATTTCCTCTCCGATCTTCATTTCGGCAATCATCACGCCTACGACTATGAAATGGTTGGCACTCAAGAAGCGTTCGTCTCGGCGTTGGAGCGAGTGGCAAGGTCACGTGCAACTACCATCGCATACTTGGCGATGCACGGCAGTGACAATGGATTGCACCTACATGGGGGTGATCGGATCTCGAGAACTATATTGAAGAATACGCTTCTGCGCATAACGAACGAAAACGGCTCAAACCTTATGGGGTTGTACTTCGGCTCCTGCCTTTTTGGTTCGAGGGCGCTTGCTGAATACCTTTTCAAAAATGACGCATCGGTCACATGGATTGCTGGATATCAGGAGAGCGTGGATTTTGTGTCCTCATCGGGTCTTGATTTGTTGTTTTTCAATACGTTATTGGCAGTTCGATATGACTCGCCGACATTGACAAACTTGCAGAAGATTCAAGAGGTTGCGCGCCGCATTTGCGCTCAAATGCAGGGATTGTGCAACTCGCCCTTGGAGAACGGCAACGGCAGTATTGGTTTGGGTTTCTCAATCTATGTGAAGCGACGCGGACGGATTAAAGGCGCGAAAGACCTGCTTCGAGACTACTGACCTTCATCTCCCCTCCTGACATAACCTCATATGCCCACTCCCCGCGAGACCATCCTCACTGCGTTGCACGCGCGGCTCTCGACGCTGCCTGCTACCGCGCTCCGCGGTGAGGTCCTGCCCGAGCGCGTGCCGGCCAATGGTCTGCTGATCCTACGCGACGGTGAGCCGGGGGAGCCTGAGGTGACCCTGTCCCCGCTGGCTTACCATTACCAGCATCGCGCTGAGGTCGAGGCGGTTGTGCGGGGCGCAGACCGTGACGCCACCTTCGACACGCTGATCGCCAGCATCGGCGGGGCGCTCGCGGCCGATCGCACGCTG